GTATTAAATAGTATCTACGCTGGACTGGGCGTTCCTCCCACTCTAACGGGTATGGCGTCTAACGGCGGCGGGTTCACAAATAATTTCATATCTCTCAAAACACTGGTAGAAAGATTACAGTACGGTAGAGATCAGCTTACAGCCTTTTGGGAAAAAGAGTGTGAAATTGTTCGTAAGGCTATGGGATTCAGAAAACCTCCACACATCGTTTACGACCAAATGAGTCTGTCGGACGAGTCTGCTGAGAAAAATCTACTAATCCAACTGGCTGACAGATCCATTATCTCTAACGAGACGGTACTGGAAAGATTTAAAGAAGTTCCTGCCGTAGAAAAAATGCGACTACAAAGAGAAGATACGGCCAGATTCTCTGATAAGCTCCCGGATAAAGCTAGCCCATTCCATAATCCAAATCATAAAAAAGATATAGAGAAAATAGAAAAGCAAGCAGAGGTGACTCAAAAAGAAAAACCTCAAGAAAAGAAAGGCCCCGTGAATCCAAACGGCAGACCACCCGGAAAGATTGATGAAAATGTTAGAAAGCAACGTGTAGACACTCCTCGCTCTAAACCTGGAGTTGCAGAGTTTATCATGTGGACGAACCAATCTTTTGATATAATTTCAGAGATTACCAATGCCGCATATCTTGCTACCAACAATAAAAAGGACATGAGGTCTTTGAATAAAGCTCAAATAAAAGAGCTAGAAGAATTGAAACTTCATGTACTAACGAACACTGAACCCATGTCAAAGGTAGATGCAGATACGGTTGTGAAAGTCATCGCGTCAACAAAGAAAATGCCCAAAGCATTATCTCAAATGATGTCAGATGCCAATATTGACCTAAAGAAACTAAGTGTAGATAACTATAGAAAACACGCTATTTCCTCGTATATTGACTACTTTTTAAACAGTTGATTCTGTTTTTCACGTTTTTTTACATTTTTTGTGTATATTATCTTTAGAGGTTCCTATGACTATTAAAATATATCAAAAAGAAATCGAAGACGGCGTTGGCGAGCTTGTAAAAAGCACCGCCAGCCTCGCTTATTGTTCTGAAGCAACCCTTCACCGAGGAAACGTTGCTGCCGCTAAAGAACTAATTACTGATGAAAAAATTCTCAACAAGGTAATAGCTGAGAATAAAGATCAGATAGATTTATATTATATAGAATCTGTACTGGTGTCAACTGGCTGGAATAAAAATGATGACGTTTTTATGTCCCAGGCCACATGGGAGGCGAGAAACACACCAGAAGATAAACAATTCAATTATATGCACGATGAAAATGATATTATCGGACATATAACAGGAAGTTATGTTTTAACTAAAGACGGGAAAGCTGTTTCGAATGAAGATACGGCAAGACCAGACGAGTTTGACATAATCACTCAGGCTGTTTTATACAACAGTTGGACTAACGAGGAAAACAAAGAAAGAATGGAGAGTATTATCTCCGAAATCGAATCGGGTAAATGGTACGTTTCTATGGAATGTCTATTTGCCGGTTTTGATTATGCTCTATTTGGTCAAGATGGATCTAATAAGGTTTTAGCTAGAAATAACGATTCGGCTTTTCTGACAAAACACCTTAGAGCTTATGGCGGAAGTGGAGAATACCAAGGTTACAAACTTGGCAGGGCTTTGAGAAACATTTCGTTTTCTGGTAAAGGCTTGGTTTCTAAACCGGCTAATCCAAGAAGTGTTATATTAAAAAGTGTCGCGTTCAATATAGATGACAATTCTGATTTTAATATAGGAGAATTTCAAATGTCAGACAATTTGTTAGAAAAGCAACTATCAACAGTTCAAAATGAACTAGCTGTTGCTAAAGCTGAAAATGAAGCTATTAGAGCTAAAATTGAAGAAGCTAAAGATCAAGAGTACGCTTCAAAAGTTACAGCTTTTGAGTCTCAGATCGAAGAAAAAGATGCAAGTATCGCAGAACTAGAAGAAAACATCAAGAGCACTCAAGCTCGCGTTGCGGAACTAGAAGATGCTCTTGCTAAATCACAAGATGAGCTTTCTGTCGCTATGAAAGACATGGAAGAAATGAAAAAGAAAGAAAAGATGGAAAAGCGTAAAGCTTCTCTTTCCGAAGCCGGTTTCGAGCAAGAAGACATTGAAGAAACTCTTGCCGCATTTTCTAATCTAGATGACGAAGCTTTTGAAGCCATCGCTATGATGATGAAGAAAAAAGCAATGAAAATGAAAAAAGAAAAAGAAGAAACCGAAGCGGCTATGCCACCAGCTCTAAAAGAAGCTTTGGATAAAAAGAAAAAAGAAAAAGAAGCTGAGGCTAAACCTTACGGCGACAAACCAAAAGCTGAAGAGCAAGAAGAAGATATTACAGCAGAAGCATTTGAGTCTGTTGAAACTTCTGAAGCAACCTTGATTGATTCTACAGACCCAGAAGATGAAGTAGAAACAACAAGAGCTAGCGTTGCTGAGTGGATTTCTAACAACGTACTTTCAACTAAATAATCTTATAGGAGATATTACTATGGCGCTTAAAGCAGATAGATACGAAGAATCAACAGACATTTCATTCTTCTACGACGCTGGTACTGCGACTCGTGGTGGAGTTGTTTGTCTTGACAGTTCTCTAGCCTCCGGTGCTGCTATGGACCAAGGCGAAAATAAAGTTTCTTACCAAACGGCGGCTGCCTCAGACGTTCCTGTTGGTATTCTACTGAACGATGTTGTCAACAAAGACTTGACACGAACTCACCTTAATCAATATAAGGACGAGATTCAGAAAGGTGGTAAAGTTACTGTTTTGACTCGTGGATGGGTCGTTACAAACAATGTGACTGGTACACCTTCTGCTGGCGACGTGGCTTACGCTGACTCTGCAACAGAGGGTAACATTAGCACAACTGCTGCCGACGCAACTGCGTCTGGTAACTTGGCTATTGGTCGCTTCATGTCAGCAAAAGACACTGATGGCTATGCTAAAGTGTATGTAAACCTTCCAAACCACGGCGCTAACTAAGCTATAAAATAAGGAGACTTAAATATGTCACATAAAGAAAGACCAAGCGAAGCTTTTATTTCATTGCTTCGCCAGTGTGGTGATAGCGACACAGCAGTTGCTCTAGATGCTCAACGAGAGTTTGCAAAAGCTCTTGAGCTGCCACTAAGAAAGGGTGTTTTGATTGGAAACATCCTTGGAAACATCTTTGAAACAATCAATGTAGAACCAGGGGGTAGCACAGAATACCCACTAGATCTACTATCTCCAGGTCTAGAAGGTGAGCACGTTGCTTATACCAACCCAGGACACGGACGTGTGCCTGAGCGTGCGGTTGAAAGCGATTATGTTATGATCCCAACTTACAGCATCGCTAGCTCTATCGACTTCCTATTGCGATACGCTCGTGAAGCTCGATGGGACATTACAGCTCGCGCTATGCAAGTACTAGAAGCTGGTTTTGTTAAAAAGATGAACGATGACGGTTGGCACACTATCCTAGCGGCTGGTGTTGACCGAAACATCTTGGTGTATGATGGTGACGCTACCGCTGGTATGTTCTCTAAGAGACTTGTCAGCCTGATGCAAACCGTTATGCGCAGAAATGCTGGTGGTAACACCGGCTCTGGTGATCGTGGTCGCCTAACCGACTTGTATATTTCTCCAGAAGGTTTGGAAGATGTTCGCAACTGGGGTCTAGATCAAATTTCTGACGCAGTTAGAACTCAAATCTACAACGCTGGTGAGGGTGGCGCTCCAATCACCAATATCTTTGGTGTTGCGCTTCACGACTTGGATGAACTTGGCGAAGGTCAAGAATACCAAGACTTCTTCACCAACGGTTTGGGCGGATCTGTAGAAGGCAGTGACTTGGAAATTGTTGTTGGTCTAGATCAAGGTACTAACGACAGCTTCGTTATGCCTATGAAACAACAAGTTTCTATCCACGAAGATCCAACCATGCACCGCCAACAACGAGTTGGTTGGTACGGATTTGCTGAACTTGGCTTCGGCGTTCTAGATAACCGCAGAGTTATTCTAGGTAGCTTCTAATTATATATATTTATTATATATTATCACCAAAGGCGACTCAATTGGGTCGCCTTTCTTTTTATGACAATCACACTAAAATTGTGTATAATACATTGTATAAAACGTTTCACACTGGGAGGAAAACATGGCTGATCTATCAGATTATTTAGAATCTGGATTGTTGCATCATATTTTTAGAGGACAAAGTTTCGCAAAACCAACCGGCATGGCTATTGCTTTAACTAGTGGCGTGCCAGTAGATTCTCACACGGGCGAAACTATACCAGAAATTCCAAGCGGTATAAACGGATCTGGTACTGGTTATTCTAGAATCGAAATCGGTCCTCCAAGCAGCTCTGGGAACGATTTTTGGACATACAGTTCAGATGT